TGGTTGGTCTTGTAATGCTCGCGGCGGTTGTATAGGTTTTTGAACGGCGGCGCCTCTCCCTTTTCCGCCCACGTCTGTCCAAGGGTGGTGTTCACGAAAACCTTCAACTTGCTGGGGTTCTCCTTGGCAGCGATGAAATCACGCGCAATCTGCTCCCAGCTATGCCATCCGTATGGCGAATAGAGGCTGTTAATGTGGAATCCGATCACGTCATAGTTAACCTTTTCCGGCTTGGCAGGTACCCACTCGCCGTTTGCCAACATGGTGATCTTATGACGCTCGGCAATCAGCTCTCCGCAATGGTCGCATTTGTATTTCGCCGTTTCCGGGTGCCCCTCCTCCCATTTGAGGTTGGCAAACACCAACGGCTGCATAGCGCCGCAATGCGGGCACGGGACATGGTAGTAGTTTTGATCGGTTTCTAAAAACTCCCGCTCGATCGCCGAAAGTCCCTCGATTGTCGGGGTACTCAACATGAAAATTTTATGGTTGGGAAAGGTTCGGGTACGGGCGATCGCCAAGTCGATAGGCGAACCCTCGCCGTCCAAGTCCTGCGGATATGCGTCCACCTCATCCAAAATCAAATTCCGGATAGGGACCGACCGCAATCCCGCCGCGCTGTTGGCGCCGACCATCAGCAGCAGGCCGCCGGGGAAATTCTTTTGCGTGATCGTGTTGTTGCTGTCCCTACTCTTGGCCGGCGCCACGCGCTGCTTCAGCTCCGGGCAATTCTCGATCAGCGGGTCGATGCGCCCCTTGGACAATCGTTCGACCATTTTGTCGGTTGGTTGCACGAACATGGTGGGCGCCGGCGCTATGTGCATGGAATAGCCTACAAAATTGCTGGCGCCCTCGGTTCCGCCAATCTGCGCGGCCTTGACAAAGACAATTTTACGGTGCGGATCGTGAACGCTCAAGCAATCCATGATGTCGCGCAAGTAAGGGGTACGGCTCGTTCGGTACTGTCCCGATTCTGCGGAGCTGATCGGTGACAAAAACCGATATTTGTCCGCCCACTGCGACACCGTAATCCTGTCGAGCGGCCGCAAACCTTGGAAAAACTTGGTTATTTCTGTGAAAATAGTTGTCATTGGTCTATCCTTGTTTGAAAATCCGCGAGTTTTTGCAACGCATCGGCGATTGCATCGTAGATCGTGTTGTGAATGATGGCGCGATTATCCTCGGCCATGACCACATCTGTAATCCGGTCTGGGATCGCCAGCAGCGTGTCGCGTAATTCCTTGCCGGCGGCGAAAAGTTGGGCATTTATGCGCTCGCGCGACACCAGCGCCCCCTCTTTTTCCTGCAATTCCAGCTCTGCAATCCTTGCCTTGGCGATTTTTTCCTGTAATTGGGCATCCTCGTAGGTCATTGTAGGCGCGGCCGCAGCTTTGGCGGCTGGCTCCGGCTCGATTACCGTTTTGTCAAAGGTCTTGATGTAGCCGGCCAGAGCATTACGCACCTTGCGCTGGTTGGGGTGGGCGGAGTTCAGCGACTTGTACCAGCATACGGCGGCCTGCTGCGGGTTCAGATAATACGGAGAAGTCGCGGACGTCCCAACGATGTCCGCGAAATTGTCCGGTATATATCCGCGCTTTATTGCCGCTGTGATGGTCTTGGCGCTTATTCCGGTTGATTCCTCAAAATCAGATATTTTCACCCATCCCTTGGGCGCCCTTTTCTTCATTCAAATCGCTTGCTACCTGCTATGACAATTTTTTCCTACTGACTGGCGAAAAAATGCGATGCCGACTACCCTCGACGTAGGGAGCCAGGAAGAACCTACAAAATTATTCTTGTTCGTACCTTACCGGATCGGGTTTCTCAAATCCGGTTTTATCTCCGCATTCGGGACATTCTACATACCACATCGTTACGCGATCTCTTGGATCGAAAAAGGTTTCATCCACATCGGCGGCGCCATACTCAAATTGACATCCGCAAGGGCATTTCCGTACATATATCGCCATCTTACTACTGTTTCCGTGCTGTATTATCCGTTTCATGTCATCCGTTTTTTGCCGCGATTTTATTCACTCGACTGGTTAATTTTTCGTGTATACGGGCCGTCACCTCATTGCCTATAAATCGTGAAACTTTCGGCCGAATGTCCGGGGCCAAACTCATACGAAATGACGATGTGGTCAATAATTCAGTTATTAACCAACCCTTTGTATTTTTACGTTTGGGTGGAAATTTCCCGCGTACAAAATTTTTACCTTGATATTCACCCCTGGCAAATACCCCCTCGTGGCCACTGGTCATGGTGGCAATAAAGGCATGACGAATCATTGTTGTTTTACCCTTGCGTATCGCCACCGAAATGTGGGACCCTGATTGTTTCGGATTAAATGCGATGATTGGGATGCGATGTTGGTTTACTTTAATTCCACCCCATAATCTACTGGGTTTCGCCTTTGGCGAAACTTTAATCTGACGGTTAAGGTATTTTTTATTGATATTGTAACGTTCTTTAATGCTCTTTTTAATGAGAGGTACCGCATCCGATAATGTTTTATTGATGCCTTGCGCCGTGCCGCGTAATATTTCATTGGGGGATAGCTTGCTGCGAAACTCGTTTTGTATTCGCTCTACCTCGCCGCGCTTTTCCTGTGTGATCTTGATCTCCATAACGTCAGATTATTGCAGGGGAGCGTCCGCTGTGTGGGTGGCCGCCTCACCTCGTTCGTATTCTTTCAGCTTCTCGTCGATTTTGAGGTACAAATCCACCGGCTGGGGCGTCCGGCGTTTTAGATCCTCATACCACTGTCGCGATACGCCGGCCTCGCGGCACAACTTCGAAATGGATACATTAGCCGCGTTCGCCCGTCGCCGGATGTCGTTCGCCAAGTCTTTGTCGCTTTTTTTCATAATCCAAAAAAAATTATAAATACATTGATTTCAACGCATTCCTGCACCTGCCATCTCTTTCGGCCCGCAGATGCAACTCCGCCATGTTCTGCTCGACATACTCCCGTACATTCGCTGGGCATTTCCCGCTCTCATACATGGCCAGCAGATACTCGGCAGGGACTTTCGCTATTACTTCGCCCTTGTAGCTGCCGAACGGCATACGGTCGGCCGTCTTCTGCTTCCGATCGGCAGCCTCGGTGTCCCTGCGTTGCTCGATGGCGGGCTTGTGCTCCTCAATGTACCGCGCTACACTTTCCGAACATTTGCCGTTCTCATGGAGCCATAGCAGGTAATCGGCGGGGACGCCCGACATGGGACGCCCCTTGTATTTGCCGTATGGCATGGCGCTGGTGTCTGTCAGCCTCCACATAGTCAATAGCGTTTCCCGTGCTTATATCCTCGGCCCTCGTTGTACTGCATTTTCAGCAGAACGTGCATTTCGAGATTGATGCCGAGTGCGGTGGATAAATCAAGCAGGCGAATGGTCGCGTCGGCCAGCTCGTCCTCGAACGTGTCTTTAACGTGTACCTCGAACTTTTCACGGAACGGAAAGATTTCACAGGGTTCCTTATCGAAAAAAGCCGATAAGTCGGCCCGTTTGTTCTTACGATCGGCTTCCAGCGCCTCGGCGAGTTCCGAAACGGTCAGCATTAAAGCGCGGGGGATGTCGATCGGTTCATCGTGGAACCCTTTCGCTTTGGCGGTTTCAAATGCGCGTCGCCCCAATTCTTTGAGTGTTAAATTTCCCATGATTATTTCATTTTTGAAAGGTTTTTACTCACATAATCCGTAAAAGCTCATACAACTGGTCGCCGTATCGTCGTCGAACAAACTGCCCGTCGCGTTCTGCCATTGGACGTAGCGCACGACATCGTTTATTGTCGGATATTTCTCTCCGCTGGTAATCGCGTGGGCGGGGATTTTATTCGGTCCAAAAAACGATGACTTCAGGTCATGCTCCAGCGTGGCAATCTGCTCGATGCGATCCGGAGATTGGCGGGAAATGTTCAGTATATCCCGCTGGATCGCCATGACGCACGGCCAGCACCCTACACGTTTATAGCCCATCGTGTAGAGCGGGTTGGGTTCAAGTCCGGCCGCGAGAATGTAGTCGATCACCTGTTGTGCTGACCAATCGAATACGGGACGTAATAGGTCGTCGGCATATTGCTTTCTGAACTTCCGCACGTCGCGGCCGCGATAGGTGTGCTTCTTCGATTTGCCCGCTTTGTCGTAGCCGTATGGCTCGAAATAGTACTTAAAGTACGTGCATTGCTTTGACATAGCCGCACGGTTCGGAGATTCCGCCGCGCGTATGCCTTGGATCATCAGCATATTATCCTGTACGTTGTCGAGCACATAGTCGATGCACGGCTTGGTTTTCAACTCTTGGGTACAGAATCGGGCACGGGTGGACGGCCAACGCTTTTTCTGCTTGGCCAAACCGACCATCCCATCATACTTGGGCGACTTGAGCGTTACGAGGTCGAGGTTTAGCCGGTCGGCGATGCGATTGATGTACTCGTAGGTCAGTGGATGCTCCCATCCCGTATCGCAAAACACGGTGGTAAAGTTGGTGGTGATGTGCTCGCGCACCCACAACAGTGCCGCAAGGCTATCCTTTCCTCCGGAAAATGTTACGATTATTTTCATCTACCAAAGTGTTTTATACAGTTACAGATCGTGATTGTCGGATTGGCCCATTGCCGTTGAAACCGGCGCCAATCGGTTGAATATTTACCCTCAAGATCACGAAACAACATTGCCATCGGCATAAAACCGGCTCGCCACGCCTCGCCCATCCGTGTCTGTGCTTTCTCGAACGTGTCTCCCTTGTAACCGCACAACACATAACACCTCATCGAGTTGCTGGATTTGGTGAAACCTGCCTCGATAAGCATTTTGCCTGCCTCAACGAGCGGGTCCAGGTCGTTGGGGGTGTCGTAGGCGAAAAATAGCGATTGGGGATGTAACTCATGTATTCGTTGCGCCATCGTCGGGGTCAGCAACGCTGCCTCCAGTCCTCCGGTAAATTGCGGCTTGTGCGGCTGGCGGGCAAGCATGGTAAATACCTCGTCGATATGGCCCGGAGAGCAGGCCAGCAGGTTGTCATCGGTCAGAATCCAGCCGTCGGTAACTGGCAACTCTCGGAGCATTCCGCCCTCACGCTTGGGAACAGCGCAAAACCAGCATCGATTCGGACATCCTCGGCTGGTAATCACGTATCCGTGCCTCATGTACATACCAGGGATAAAATCGCCGCCCGGCTCATTGTAAGCGGGACCGCCGATCTTCACCGTTGCAACCGGCTCCCATTGTTTCGCCAGCCATTCAGCGATCGGTATGTCCCAGGTGAACGTTACAGAAACGTGCACCTCGTCCGCTTCGTCGAAAAAGGACGGAGTTTCGCGGATACGTACCAGCTCGTCGGTTGGCGTAGCATTCGTCTTGGTTGGGAATACTCGTATTATCCGTTTTTTCATATCCATTTCAGAATAATTTTTGCTGCATTTGGTGATCGATCAATCTTCAATAACCCGCACGTAGGTATCGTTTATAGTTCGACCTATCTCTATCAACCTCAACGCGACCATTTCCTCCAATACGGCACGAAAAGCGGTGAGGGATTGGGAAAACCGCGTTTTCAGCATAAGTCCGTCGCGTATGACCAGAGCGTCGGCGGGCATCCTGTTTGTAGCCCGGCGGGTGCGTTGTACCTCGCGGACGTGGCGCCGTATCTCGGCGTGCAAAGGGTTGGCTGGTTCCATTTATTGCCCGCTTAATTTTTCAACGATCCGCATTTCTCGTTCGGATAACTCCCATACTATAGTCTCTTTTTTCACCGCTGCTCTTTCGGCGGTAACTCTTTCGGCGGCGGTATGTGAGATTAAAAATCCTTGTCCGTAAATCTTTTTCCCGTGCTTCTTTTGGATGTCAAGCACAG